TTGTGCTTTTAGTTCATCACGAAATAAAGCATAACCATAATCATTATCATGTGAATAAGAAGAATTGTTTTCAATATCATAAGTAGACCAATGTTCATGTTTTTCATAAACTTTTGGTATTTTATCCCATGATGAAAACATAAGAGAAATTCTATTTTTTACAGTTTCTTGGTTTTTAACCTCAGAAACAGCATGATATATCGGTTTTGTCCACAAAACCAGATTATTTTCTACAGGTTTTATGGTAATTAAGGGTGATTTTTCTAATGGTTCATAATCAGTGTCTAGTATGGGCCTGCCTTGAATATATGTATTGTATGGTAAAATATACAAATCACCACCTTGCATTTTTGGATTTATGTTCACATACAAAACATGTGTGTTTAATGGAAACTCTATGTTTGTGTCTGGATTAAAACCATTATATTTAATATACTCTATTTTCTGTTCAAGTTCATTGCCGTCTACATGAAATAAAGTTGGGTGCAAAGAATCCCTAACCCAATACTCTACGTGATTATCTCTACCTATTAAATGCCTGATTATTTCTTCTAAATAATTAGAAGACTCTTCTGTTTTCCTGCAAAAATTATAGGTGGGTATTTCGTTTATGTGTTTTGTACATAAATCTTTTAAATCTCTAAATCTTTCTGGGCCTAAAACATTTTTAGAAACTTGTATGTGATCCATTACACTAATCTTGGTTCTTTAAAATAAACTAAACCTTCGTCAAAATCTAGTATATGGGGATTTTTTAATAAATCATCTGGTGTTACCGCGCCCATACGTGCCCAGTTGGTGTGGCCATATTTGTTTTTACACAATTTATCTACTTGCTCGGAAGTAAGATCAATAAATAAATCAAACTCTTGATATGGAGCTCCCGTATCTTCTGGTATCCATTCTATTTCGAATTCTTCTCTAGACATTTTTCATTATCTCTTTCCATTTGTTTAATTTTATCTTCTTTATGTTGTTGTTCACTAAAAACTCGTTCAGTGTGTTCTTTGATGTATTCGACATCAGCATCTGTTAAATGTGCTGGTCTAAATATTTCATCAAAATTGTCTTTAAATTTTTTAGATGGATAGTGTTTGCCGTCTTTTGCCATAATTATTCCTTCATTGCATACGGATCAGTAGACAACTCTCGTTGTTTCTTGTCTGATTGTATCCCCATAATAATTTCTTCCATGTTCTTGTGTAGATAGTTTGCCATCTGACCAATAACATTATCTTGTGACAGAGTATCTACTAATTCTTTTAAACTCTCACCATGTTGTAAACACCTTGATATAAGTTTACCGCTTGCACGTAGTTCTCTATCTAAATAAGAGTCTGTTGGCTTTAGTTTAATCCAAAAAGCCATAGGTGTTAAACCTGTTTCGTTTGCTGTATAATCTAGGATGCCAACAACCCGTCTACCATCGATTGGTAAAGCGAAAGTTGCACTCATCATCCTATTAGGAATCTCTTTTCTCACCTTGTTCTCCTTATTCGAAATCATTTTTGTGTTCCTCGATAAATTGATATAAGTCGATATTAGTCTCCTTCACCTGCTCTATCTCGCGCCACATTGTGTCAATAGTATTTTCTAATTTAACAATATATCTAGAATTTACAATAATAACTATTACACATACAAAAATTGTTAGGCCTGCCAACAAAAAATTAATGTACGCTTTTAGTTCCGTAAGTATTTTCTTCATTTTGAATTAACTCCTCTAGTTTTTGCTCCCACATTCTTTTCCATTCGGGATCTTTGGCTCTTTCAGCCGCTTTTTTTAATGAAGACACTCTCACTAAAAATATTATATATTCTTCGTCATCTTTTACCATCCGTACTCCTCCTCTGGATCCATTATTTATTTACCTCCGGCAGTGTTTCTCCTGACCATTTAACCTTAGATTCAACACCGCCCTCAACATTAGTCCTTGTTTGCTCTACTGGCAGCATTACATAACCGTTGTGAGTTGTTACTTTCATCCCTAAGTGCATAAACTCTTCTTCACACATAGGACAATCTACCTCTTCTCCACTGACAATTATAAAGCTATTGCCATCACAACGAGGACATATAGCTCTAACGCGTTCTACCATTTTTCTTTTTTAATTCTTTATCTAATAAAAACTCTATTACTTTCTGTATACTAACAGGAACCTCAAAACGGTTTTCTGCTAATGTTTTCAATTGGTTGTGTGTAGCCACAGAGACTGACACTGATTTAAAACTGCTTATATCTGGCATGTTTCTTTCTCCTTGTTATGTTATTATATGGGATTATATACAACAATTATTATATTTGACAATAGTTTATTTTAAATTATTATACAAAAATCTCTCTCACCTTCATATGTCGGGTGTTTTTTATTCCTTTAGCATCCGACATTAAGATATGTCTCCCCAACAACTACCTTTCTCATAGTCAATTTTATTTGGAACGCTAAGCTCTACAGCGTTCTCCATTATCTCAATAATTTTTTCAGCTTTTTCAGGTGACTCAACAGAAAAATCTAGCTCATCGTGTATTTGTATGTGAGGTATGATTCCTTCTTTATACAAATCAACCATAGCTTTCTTTGTCATGTCTGCTGCTGATCCTTGTATTAGTTTGTTTAATGCTTTGTATGTGAATGCTCTTTTAATCCCCGGGCCATGCTCCCTTAATGCATCAGCGTGAGGCAATGGTTTATGTATTCCATAAGAGCGTGGCTGCCACAGATCAAAGTGACAAACTCTACCACCTATCGTTCTGATTCGACCACTATCT